GCGCCGGCCTCGAGCGAGATGCCGAAAGCGGGAGCGATATCCGCTGCCACGCGACCGTCGACCGTTCCAGCAGACGTACCCGATGCCGTGAGGAGATTCCCCGACGCCAACGCCCCGTGAGCTGTGACCGACTCGGCGTACCCGGCGATGACCACCTGCACGTTTTCGCCTGCGGATGCTGCATGGAGTGCAACCCCGCAGCACAGACCGTTGCCGTTGGCCACGAGCACTGCCTTGATGACGTAGAGAACCCGGTCGGCACCCGTCTTGGAGGTGTCGAACGAGACCACATCCCCGGCTGCGATGGTCCCGTTGGCGATGAAGATTTCGGTCTGACGACGGTTGGTCGTCGTTGCCCCGAAATCGGTTTCGCCGTCGAGCTTCTGAAGTAGTGTAGAACCGGCCATATCAGACCTCCGCGTTGCAGAGAACGCCGTGACCGCTGAGGTTCGAGGTGCAGATCTGCATACGAAGTGCAATCTGAGAAGACCGCGCAGCGTAGCCGCTGATGGTCTCCATGTCACCCAGAGCGAACTTGGCGTCTCGGTCGAAGTAGATTTGGAACAGGCGACTGTTCAGGAAGTACATGGAGCAAGCGACTCCACCGTTGGTGAATCCGAGGTTGGGCTCGATGTACATGGTGGCACCGTTGAACTCGAGACCGAGTCGGCCAGCCATGTTGCGAACCTCGGTCATCGAGATGTACCGCTCCTGGGACTGCAGCTGGTCCTTGTAGAGACCGTAGCTGATCGGGCTCGCCAGGATGAGGTCGACGTCGCCTTCGGGTGCGTACTGCTGACAGTCGATGAGCAGCTGCTGCATCTTCTTCAGACCGTGTGCGCCACCGCCGACAAACCCGCCGGACTGGACTTGGTTCTGCCAGCTCGTGGGGAACGACGACTTGAGAATGCCGCCGACCGTGTTTTCCTGGAGACCGAAGGCAAGATCCTCGAACCAACCGGTAGCAGCACCGATACCGTTGAGGGACTGAAGCTCGGTGAGGATCGACGAGGTGCCCGCGATGAGCTGCTTCTCGATCTCCCGCTTGAACATCCCCATGGTCTGCTTGAGCCGAGCTTCCGCGATGCGGATGATGGCTCGCTCACCCTTGTTGGAGAGCTCCTCCTTCCGGGTGATGACGACGGGTGCCGTGGCATCGCACCAGCTGTAGCTGGCTGTCCGCATCGGGTCTTTGACCGCGAGGGACACAGCTTCGTAGCCGGTCGAAAGCTGGGTAATCGTAGAGTGATCGGTCAGGATGACAGGGCTATCGATGTACGAGCCCCCATCCACGTCTTCGACATTGCCGAGCGTGTTGACTGCATCAACCAGGGGGATCACACGAAAGGTGTTGTCGATCGCCTGGTCGCGTAGGATGCGCAGTGTAGACGCAAGAATGTCATTTTGCACGCCAGTAGTGGTGGGCATTAAACTTCTCGTTCTGTGCGGTGGAAACGTAGCCTGGGCGTGTCCGCAATCGGATGCCGACTACCAAGCGTGTCCCGCAGGGTCTCGATAGTCCCGTCGATTGTACCTCATCCTCTCCCGGCTTTCAAGGCTTCGTAGATTTCCCAGCCCTTTTTGTCCTTGAGCGCAGGATCTGCAACCTGTCGGCCTGGTCGACGACCTTGAGAAGGAACCGATGCGGCCCGCTTGGCTGCGCGTTGCCGAACCTCTCGGCGAGAAGCCTGCTTCTTCTTCTCCGCTGCAGCAAGCCGACCCTTGACAACCCAATACGCAGTCTCGAGCTTGATGTTGGGATTGGACTTCAGCTGCGAGAGCACCCCGCTCTTGACCGCTTCGTCATTCATCAGATCGGGATGTTGCTCTTTGAACGTCGTGTATGCCGCGTTTCGCTCGTGCAGCTGGTTCTTCTTGTGGAGCGGCTCGAGCACTTGGCGGATGCCTTCGGCTACCTTGGCGTCGATAAGCTGCTGGATGTGCCCGGCGTTGAACGGGTCGAAGTCCTCGGGAGTCTTGCCTGCCCGGTCTGCGAGTGACTCCATCAAGCCGCTGTCGGTGAACGCCTTGTTCTGCGCCTCGATCTTCCGCTTCTCGGCGGCGAGCTCCTGGGTCTTCTTCGTGAACGCCTTGCGCAGCTCGGCCATGGCTCGCTGAGCTTCGGGTGGCTGGGCCGCATAGACGCTGTCCCAACTCTCCCCCTCGAGCAATCCCTGGGGCTCAGGCTTCGGAGCGTTCCGCTCTGCCTCGGCCCGTTCATCCGCGAGCCGGGCCTGCTTCTTCTCGTACGCCTGCAGGAGGTTCTCTACCTCCCGCTTGTACTTGTTGGGCATGGGCGCGCGGTTTCCCGCGTTCTCTGGAGTAGCTGCTGCAACCTCGTCGACCGGGGTTGATGTGCTTTCTGCAGGTGCCGTGTCCGCTGGTGCCGCTACGGGTGCGCCTGTTTCATCCATGTCTACATTCTCCCCATCATGAGTTCTTCTTCGTCAACCACTTCTTCTCCACCCATCGGGGGCGTGGGAAGGACATCGCCAACTACCACCTCCTCCTCGACAGGCTCTCCCATCCCCGACGTGAACGACGGGTCCGATGCAAGCTGCTCGATTGTTGCGGCGAGCATCGCCACATCCCGGTCGTCCTCGATGCCGGCGAGCGTGATGTCCACCGCTGCGCCGGTCTCCGCCGCTGCATCCGAGAGCATCGACAACAGACGGACGAACTCGACCGGGAACTCGGTGACATCCCCGTCAAACGGCGGGTAGTCGCCCTCGAAACCGCCGGCTACAAGCGCAGTGTTGGCAGCATCGACAAGCGCGTTCATCGAGCTCTGCGAGAACATGCCGACCGGCACCTCGAGCATCGTATCGACTTCGGCTTGGACTTCGTCGCCTGCTGCGCGCAGGTCGCCTTCGACCGCTGCAAGCTGGTCGTTGTTCTCGTACATAGATTTCGGCACCCTACACCTCGACGTCGGGAAAAGTTTGGGCCATAGCCAGCGAAGAACTACCCGTATCCTCGAGTACCCGCTGGTAGGTTTTCATGTTCTTGTTGTCCTGGTCGTGCTGCGCGGTGACTCGAGACTGCTCGGCCTCGACCTCACCCTCCTCAGCCTCCCGCAAACCTCGAGCTGCCATCAGCTGCTCACGATGCCGCCGGTCTCGAAGCGTTACGCCAAGACCTCGATCTACCTTGCCATCCCACTGGGTGTCGCCCCAGCGGTTGGCTGTCTTCGACACAAGGGAAGGCACAAGCTCTGCGGGCTCGTTGCAAAGAGCACAGACCGTAGGTCGACGACAGACCTCGTACTTGCGGAACTGCTCGGTCGTATGGTTCCTACGACAGCGATACTCGTAAAGAGGCACTACACCACTCCACCGGGCGGAAGTACCGCCGACACTTGGTTGGGACTCGGGAGCTCACCCATACCCATGCCCATCCCGGGGAGCCCTTGCTCTGGTGGTGCCATACCCGGCGGGGGAGATCCCGGGGTAGGGGCCGCAGGTGTGGCTGGGGCCGCAGCAGCTTGGGGGAGAAAATCCTCGGGAAGGTCGTACGCCCGAACAATCGACTTGAGAATCGTCTCGTTCGGAACTCCCAACCCCTGAAGGATAGGCATGAGCTGGGTGAGCTCTTGTTTCTTAACCGCCTCGGACATGGGCGTGCTGCCCGAATCCTGTGCGAAGAAGGCGAAGTCACCGGTAAGGTCTTCCGGCTTGACCACTCGGGCCTGGTTGGCCAGTCGGATCAACTCCGACTCATCACCCATCAACGTCGCCAACATCACCACGTAGGTCTGGGCAACCTGGCTGATCGCCGCATCTCGCTCTCGAGCCATCCGACCGATCTCACTGGCGCTGTATGCAGCGAGCGCAGTAATCTCCGTGGCGGTAGCTTTTGTCGCCTCCCCTCGGGTGAACGGTGCAAGGATAGAACCCCGCCCGAAGTCATCTTCGACCTGCCGTTCGTACACCTCGAGCTCAGGAGGTACCGGCGTGTGGGGTACCGGAGCAATCGCTGACCGAAGGTCCTGACCGGGAGAGAGCTCGATCTCGATGAACTCCCCGTCCTGACCCTGGGCGATCTTCGCCATGCTCTCGGGATCGAGAACCCCTGCCTCGACCATCCACTGTCGAGCGCAGCGACGGATGCCGTTCGCTTGGAACGTGCGGATCGTGTTGATCTCCACAACCTGATCGTACACTCGGCGAAGCGCACTGTACCCGCGAAGCGGGTTGTCCGGCTCTCTGCTCATAAACAGAGGAACAATGGGGACAATGGGGCGGTCACTCGCAGTGCGGAAAGGGATCCCGTCGAACTTCTCGACCGACTCTCCTTCGACGCCCACGCTGAGTTCGACCCCGTCGTACAGGAACTTCTCCCCATTGCGGTAGTCGGGAGACCACACGAACATCTTCTCCTCAACGAGGTCGTAGAACTCGACGAGCAAGACGTAGTCCGCGATCTCCTTGTTGACCGGGTCGTCGTCGCGACGGTAGGCCGCAACCTGCTCGTCCTCGGACTGGTAGTCGATGTACCGCATGAAGCTGCGCTTTGCGTACTGCTTGTTGCCGTACTTCTCTTTCGCTTCTGACAAAGGCACGTAGTAGATGTGACCCACGTACCTCTGCGTAGCCCAGCTCGAAGCTGCGTCATCGACCAGAATATCCCACGGGCCTACAGGAGTCACTTCGACCCGACGAAGCACGTCTCGAGAATCCGTCGACGAGAGCTTCATGGCAGCCCAGGGGTAGATGAGCGATAGACGGATCGTGTCCTCGATCTCCCGGCGACAGTGGAGCAGCCAGTTGTTCGCCATCTCCTCCGTCAGCTCAGGGTCACCCTCTCCTCGAAGGTCCGCCTTCACCACTACCGAAGGGTCGCGGATGAACAACGACGCGAGATAGCTCTCGATGAGCTCATACGCCCTCGAGGTCTCGATCAGAAGATTGTTGTCCAGCGTGATGTTCCGCTGCCAGTACCGCATAAGATACGCATTCCGAAGACGACGCATACTGGGCCGGCGCTCGTCCCAATACTTCTTGTGGTCCTCGTAGAGCTGGTTCGCAATCTTCGGCGTAATCATTCCGCTCGCCTCCAGGGCAACGCCTGCTCTCTAATCCGAATAACCCGACGCTGACGAATGAAGTCGTCCATGTGTCCCCGGCTGGAATCTCGGCGTTGGCTGCTCGGTGCGCTTCGCACACAACGATACGCAAGTGCGAGCGCCATAGCAAGGTCATCGTGTAATCCTGCAGGAGCTTCAGGAGTCACTTTCCGTACCTCCAAACCCCGCAGCTCTTGGATCGTGGACTGATCTAACGCGAACAGAATACCGGCTCGGATGTGCTCCCGCAGGCACTCGTACGCATCGAGCTTGCTCCGAACCGTCGTCACCCAGGGCTTGCCGTTTGGCTTCCGCCACAGCTTCCGGTACCTCAGAAGATGGAGCTCACGCAAAACCACATGACCATGGTTGTTGCTCTCGCATAGAACAAGCGCATCGTTGTACCGTTGCGCAACGGTCGCTACTCGAGCAGCCCACTCGTGCGGTGCCATCTTGTTGTTGCGCTCGATGTACGCAGGCTGAAGCGTGCCCAGCGCAACCACAACCAGTGCTGAGTAATCGCGCCCGACTCCACCACCCACATCGACGCCCATGACGTAGCCGCGATTCGGCTCGGGGGCGGAGAACTCCCGCTGCGGATTCTCGAACCACACAACCTCAATCGCATCCAGGTCGTCGGGCGCAAAGTAGGTCGACTCTCGAGACAGGAACGCATCGTCCAAGCAGGCCGGATACTCCCGCCGGAAGTTGTTCAACCCGAGCGTGGCCACCAGCTTTCGTCGCCAGTACAGCTGCGCATCATCGAGACCGTACCTCTCCGCGAGAGCTTCTTCAGACTCGGTCGTCTGCCAGTCATCGGGCAGATTGTCGTCTCGGTAGGGTTCATGCTGCCACCACCAGTATGTGAAAACGGACCACCCATTCTCCGGTGCGCCTTCGATCAACCTGTGGAACGCATCCCCCGGCACGTTGGCTGTGCTCTCGATGATCAGCGGCCCATCACCCACGGTAGAGACCGACTGTGCCAACACCTCATCTGGGTCGCTGTAGAACGCGAACTCCGAGAGGTGCGCACCCGTGAACTCGAAGGAACGAGTACCGCCCCTTCCGCCCGTGGTGAATGACGAGAAGCCCGCAAGTGTATCTGCGAACACCGTCTCCTCTGCCGAGTCCACGTCGAGCTCCCGACGCAGAAGCCCAGGCAACCCCTGAAGCCACCGTCGATCCATACGTCGAAGGTTCTTGGCCGAGCGGTCGTGGAAGCTCTGCACCGCATAGGTCTCGGGGTTGGGCGACGTGTACGCGCGGTGGAACTGCCAGGCTCGAACAGCTGTGGAGATCCCCACCTGGCGTGCCTTGATGACAATCACCCGATGGCTGCGGTCCATGACATCCCACAGTCTGACCTGAGCCTCGTTGGGCTCGAACGGCACAAACTTGTGGAGCTGCTTGTGCTTGATCTTCAGCAGCTTGCAGAAGCTCTTGCGGTCGCGGAGCAAGCCCTCAACGCCGGAGCGAAGTTGGGGGGGCACTGAAACTGGGATTTGGATGTCACACTGAAATTTGGTTCTAAGAATCTTATCATTGGAGTTTGGCTTTTGGGGGGTACCCCCCAGCGTTGGCCCTGCCACAGGAGGATTAGCTGCCTCGACACCGAGCTCCGAGGTGTCCGTCACCTGAAGTGGCGACGGAGGAAGCGAGCCATGCGAGCGGCAAAGCTGCTCTTCACGAGCACGAAGTGCGAGTGCCGGGGCCTCCGGCGACCGACCGCCGTCATCCACGCACCAACTCCAACACACCCGCCAACTCGACCGCTTCAGGGTCAGCTACCTCCGCTTCGGGTTCTGCCTCTACCGCCCGAAGCACGAGCCAGCGCGCAAGGTCAAGCGTGGCCTTGCTCGGCTTGGACTGCTCACGCAGCGACCGCTCGATCAACGAAAGACTATCGCCGACCAGACGGTCAAGCGCCGTGTTGATCTCGTCCGGTGTCATCGTCCTGCGTGGTTCTGCCATGCTGCCTCCTACCTGACTGTAGCACAATGTCGGACTGGCGACCATTTCCACCGAGAGCGTTTCACCAAACGCCATTTCTTCAAACACTTTCTTCTCACTCAATGTTGGCGTTT